ATAGTTGTAGCCAGCAAACTTGTTGTGGCCTGACTTCTTGAGGGTTTTACTGCGAAGCTTGCCCCGTGCTACTGCCAGCTTGCGGTACACCTCCATGTTTGCTCTGCTTACTTCATTCATTGTGTTTTGCTCCATGTTTCATACTCTTTGATTTCTGCTTGCAAGATTTCATCTTGTGCTGCTTGGTCCAGATCCTTGAATGTGCCAAAGTGGTTTTCTTGGCAGCAGCTTGTGTTTTCGTATTTGGGCTCCAAACAGTAGTAGCAATACTCTTGATCGGATCTCTTGTGCTGTGTCAGCAACTCTTGTTTGTACTCGTTCATTCTCATGATGTTTCTCTCAGGTGAACCATAAAAAAAAGCCGTGGAAGATTCCTATTGGAAAGAAGATTGCACCAGCGAGGAGAAAGCCCCAGGCGGCGTTTCCAAAACAATAGAAGATGTGGGTCAGCCACGCAAAGAAGCAACCCCAGCCAATCAGATAACCCATTTGAATGCCTCCAGTACAGGGAAGAATCCAATAATTGACCAAAGGACGACTGCCACCAAGAACTCTGTGCCCGACTGGACACGCTTTTCAATGCTATTCATTTCAATTCCTTTCAGAGCAAGCTCTCAAAATATTCCAATGCTTTCATTCGGACCAAGTCGGTGATGTTCTGGCCATCAGGGGTCAGCACACCGTCCAACTCAAAAGCGCCATCAGCGTTGCGGCTGTACTGAAGCATCAGGTGGATGCCCTCGTACATGATCTCTCTGGTGTACTGGCCAGTCTTGATGTTGAAGTTTGTTTTATCTTGAGACATATACGATACCGAGAATGAAGCCGCCAATGAAAACACCGATATATCCAATGATGGTGTCAATGTCTCTTTCGGTTGAAGTTTTTTTGCCAAATGGATTTGTGTCCATGTCGTGGGGGAATGCTTCTCTGAGTGTTCTAGGGAAGCACCGTGTGCCATTGACATCGTAGTACTGGGGGCTCATCTGCTTTCCTTGAAAGGATCGCCCCAAGAGGACATCACGCCCGTTTGTGTGTTCAGCAGTTGGTCGCCGAATTGCTCGACTACTTGTCCGTTGTTTCCTACCCATGAGTTGCCCAATTTTGTGAAAGTATTGCCGTGATCCGACACCTTCATGGTTTCTGTCTCATAGTAGGTGTGGCCTGAAAAAATGTTGATTTTGAACATCAGAAGCTCCAACCAAATTTTTTGATCCAGTATTCCACAGGTGTGTGGGATACCACCGATTCCCGCATTGCAGCAACGGTCAGGTCGTTGATGTAGGTGGATGGGTCTTTTTCATAAAAGAACTCTTTCATGTCGTCCATCATCAATGCCACTGCATCATCCAGATATAGGGCTGTGGCCCGACTGATAACCATCTGGCTTGTTGCCTCTGGTTGATAGATCAACTTAGTCTCAAACGTCATTACTCTCTCCTTTGTGTTACGCCAAAAATGACAATTGCAGTGTCGGAGATACCAAAGTAATTGTCAAACAGTTGCATTAAATAGACACACGTTTTACTCAAGTAATATGGGCTGTGATACATTAAACCCATCGACAACAAAACAGGAGAATCCTATGACCGTAGTGGAGCTTGAAAAGAAAACCACACTCTACAAAGTGGGCCAGTTGCTGGGTTTGACCTACCCTGCTGTGTACAAGTGGCGCAAAACCAACAAGATTCCAGCCCTTCGCCTTTTTCAGTTGAAAGAGATGAAGCCTGAGTGGTTTGTTGAGCAGCCCGAAAAAGTTTGATATGATCACGCCCGTTGTCGTCGCACGCAACAGATTGAAGCCGTTTACACATGCGTTCTGGCCTCTGGGGATACTCAGGGGGTGCGACCCGAATGCAGTTGTAAACGGCTTTTTTGTTTGTGCAATGACTCCCGTACTCCACACGATAGCAAGCGTTCAACCTGACGGCGTGGAAGGAAAGGGCACACGGTATGTCGAAAGACTAGGGGGCAGTTCCCGAATAGTCCGTGCGACTGGTCGCATCATCAAGTCGAGGGGCGTGGCATTTGCCAGCATGATGATCCTGTTTACAGGGGTAAAGTACCTTCCCTCTCTACTCTCTTCACTGGGGGTAGGGGGGTCTTTGGGTAAAACTAAGAGAAGAGCAAAGCAAAGCAAAGGAGAGAGAGATGTTTGAGAGTGGATTTGATAAGTTCTGGAATGCCTGGCCATCATCACCTCGTAAGGGTGCAAAAGCCTTGTGCAGAGAAAAGTGGGTCAACAAGCTTTGTGAAAGCAATGCTGACCAAATCATCAAGCATGTGGAGTGGATGAAGACCACTGATGCATGGGTAAAACAAAACGGGGCCTTCATACCCGCACCCCTTGTTTACCTCAACCAACAACGCTGGGACGGTGCTGAGATACCTGAAGCCAAAGAAGTGGTGAATGTGTTGAAGGTGATGGAAGAGGAAAGCAAAAGGGCCATCCCAATGCCAGCAGACATCAAAGCAAAGCTTGACGCAATTAGGGGAAGATCATGATATTCGCAGACACATACTATTCCGAGAATCTTGAAGACGAAGTCGAAATTTGGTACGACATCACCGACTATGATCCCAGCGTGGGAGTGGATTACGAGTTTGAATTCGAAGCTTTGGATTCAGAAGGTAAAGACCGCCACGCTGACCTCACAGGCGATGAAGAACATGCCATCTCAAAAATCATCAGGAAACACATCCGAGAAAGCGTCAGCGAATACGACGACTTTTGAGGTTGTCAGGACGTTCTATGGCCGTCAGAAGGGCCGTGGAGAGGTAAGGGTGGCCGAAGGTACTGCCTACAGGTGCAAAGCCTGTCAAACAGTCCTTCTGACCACTCTACAGCGTGATCACCACCGCTGTCAGGCAAAGACCTCAAGCGCCCTCTGAGTACGGGCTACACGGTCATCCAGACCATGTGTGCCACCGTTGATCTTCTTGGTGACGGCCACAATGTCTTCAGCAATGTTGTTCAGCTTGTTCTTGTGCCAGAACCAGCCAGCAGACAGGGCGGCGTACATGGGGGTGCTGACCAGATCAGGGTCCGACTCCAGATCGACCCCAAGATCAGCGCCGCAAGCACGGTAGTTGTCTCGGCCAGTCAATTGAATAAGCCCCCTCCCACGAAAATTAAACCCGTCACCAGACTCTTCGTCCCCGTTGCCCATGCGGCTGGAGTAAACCTTGTTGGCAATGGCTTCTGGGTTGCGGTGGTAGGGCTGGGCAGCTTCCAGGGTCGGGAAACGCTTTGGCCATACCTTGCACAGGCTCTCAGCCTTGTAATTCAAGTTTTCAACTAGAGCGGTGAAGCCAGCACTCTCATGGCCACACTGGCCAAGGAAAGATGCCTGTTGTTCTGGGGTGTCAATGCCAAATGTCTCAAACGTAGTGTTAATCGCTTCGATCCATTCTTCAGCCTTGGCGGGTGGCATGTTCAGGGCGTGGGCCAGTTGTTCGGAGTTCATTGCTTTCCTTTCAGGGTTTGGTAGACGGTGTTGTATGCATCAATACAGGCGTTCAGTTGCCTTGTGTTGGCATCTCCTTGGTCGGTGATGGCGACAAGAGATCGAGCAGTCGCTGGGTCAAGTTCGGCTCCTGTTTGAACGCTATCTCTGGCGGCAGGGGCGGGATCTGCGGTGGTTGATACGGGGCAGACGGGGGCTTTGACAGGAAGCCGCAGCTTGAGAGCGCCAGTGTCGATAGCAAGATTACGCTTTTGTAATAAAACTTTGGCTTCATTGTTGGCCTTTACGAGTTGGGTTGCTTGGGTGGTGACGGCAGTGACAAGGGCTTGTTCTTTCTGACGGGCCTCGGTGTTCAGCTTGGCAATAACCAGTTGTTGCTCGTTTTGCTCGTTCTTGACACCCTTGTAGTAGCCAGTCCCAAAAGCAGCGGCCATTGCCAGCAAAAAGCCCAGCCAGACAGCAGGGTTGAACAGGCTCATTCTTTTGCCCCTTTGAAAGACGGCTCGTCATCGTCATTGGCCAAAGGTCGGACCATAGGCTTGGGAGGCGCTGAAGGGGGGCTAGGCTGCTTGTTTACCCAGCTTGGGGCTGGTGGTCTACCTGTCCACGTTGGGGGCGGTGGATCGTTATCTGAAGCCTCTGCGGATGCCACAGCCTTGGCCACAGCTTTCACGCCTGATCGGCCAGCCACGCCACCCAAGACACCAGACACAAACACCATGATGGTGGAGATCTGCTGGGTATATACCTTGTCAATGGGGGCCAAACCCGACATGGGCTGGGTGACGAACGAGACTGAGTACAGAAACATGGCCATCGATCCAAGAAGGATCACGACCAAGGAAACAATGACAAAAGCCCACACACGGGCCTCGATCTCTTCAGCAGTCATGCGGTTGGCCATTATTTTTTCTCCAGTTCTGGTTTGATGAGCATTTCAGGGCATGTGCCAGTGGCTGTGCAAATGGGTGGCTTGCACTCAGGGGTTTCCCAATTTTTCGGGTCTTGGCAGGGGTATCGAAAACGGTCTTCGCACCCTGTCAAACACAGGATTATCAGCAAAGGTATCAGGCTTTTTGTCACGCTCTTTCCTTTCAATGCGTTGTTCAAGACGCTCTAGTTTTTTTAACATTCTCTCGGCATCTTTTTGGGTTTGCAAGATGTCCAGATACAACATGCCGCCCAGCGGAAGTAGCAGGGCCACCAACACCACGGCACATATCCACCCAAGCGCTCCCATCACATCGATTCCTTCCTCTGCAAGAACAGGAACAGGAGCCACAGGTATCCGATAAGGATCAGGGTTAGGACGCTTATTCCC